GAAGACTTGCAGCGGGCGCTGGAGTTCATGCGTTCCACGGGTATGTCAGCATGAGGTTTTCATGGCGCGGCAAGCAGCAACCATCACCCGAAAGGCTCCGCGTTCTGGTCGTGTGCATGGGCAATATATGACACGTCAATAACGGCGCGGGTTCCAGCCCGTCTCCTCTAATCGTGCCTCTAATTTTTCCGCCTTTTGCGCCCCTCTCCCAGATCCACCCGGATCGCCTCGGGGGCGTAGTACCTGGCCGTCGTGCGGGCGTCCTTGTGCCCCGCAAGCCGCTGCGCATACTCCCCGCCAGATCCGTCCGTCGCGTCAGTCAGCCGCTTGCGCCGAATGTCGTGCAGCGTGCAGTCGAGGCCGAGGCCATCACGCACGGTCATCCACCAACGATCCACCGTGCGCCAGTGCAGCTTCTGTCCACGGCGCGAGGCAAACAGGTACATGCTCCGCACCTTCCCTTGCCGTCGTCGTAGCGCCTCGATGATTTGAGACAGCTCAGGTGTGATCGACAGCACCAGCGGAACACCCGTTTTCTGCGTCGTGACGTACAGCCCGTCCGGTTTCACGTCAGCCCAGCGCAGGGCCAACAGGTCGGACTTGCGCAGGGCGGTGATGTAGGCCGTGCGGATAAACAGCGCCAGCAGTGGGTCAGCCGCATCGATCAGCGCCCGCAGCTCGCCGTCGGTGATGTAGCGCGTCCGGCGTTTCTCGGGCAGCAGCTTGTAGCCGGTGAGGGCGTTGCCCTCGATCCATCCCCAGCGCACCGCGTAGCCCAGCATTGTCGACAGCAGGGCAATCTCACGGTTCGCGCTGGTCTTGTGTTCGCGGGCGTCCTGGTATCGAGCCGCATCCATTTGCCGGATGCGCCCGACATCGACCGCACCGAACACGATCCGCAGCGGCTTGATCCACGAGCGATAGCTTTTCTGCGTGTTGGCGGAATGCTTGGGGACCACCTCAGCAAAGAACCGTGTTTCAAGATCGGCGAAGGTGCGCCCGGTTGCGGTGTGCCGGTCGGCCTCGAGTTGTCCGTAACGGGCGAAGGCCTCGGCGAAATCCCGCCCGAGCGGAATCCACTTCTGTTTGCCGTCGCGAAACGGCGTCCAGTAGTAAGACCCGTGGCTAAGTCGCAGCCGAGGCGGTAGGTGCCGGTGCATTTTTCTGGTGCGACCCATAGCCGCGCAGACCCTCAAAGTTGGGTTCTTGTTTCCGCGTCATCGGCCCGATCTGGCCGAGCCGGGATTCGACGGCCGACAGTAGCACTTTCGGCCGGCCTCGTGACGACAGCTCGAACCGATAGCCGCGCTGCGCCAGCCACTCGATCTGCTTGCGGTGCGATCGGGCGTCGGTCAGGTCAGCGAGTTGCTTGCCGGTCAGGAACATCCGACGTCCTCATCATCCGGCACCAGGCGGTATCTATGGCGACTCAACACCGGCCCGCCATCACAATCGAACTCGACAAGCCGCATCACGGTCAAGGTTGGCCACGTGCCGGGCCGCATCCGCAACGTCGCCGATACCGCATCAGCTGGGATCTCCAGCAGATCCATCAATTGCTTGTTGGGGTCGCTCACGCGTGCTTCTCCCGCCGCACCTTGACCGCCTGACTGAGCTTCGGGTGTATCGGCGGACAAAGCCGCTTCACGTAGCTGTCAGACACCCCGTAGTCCCGCACCAGCGTTTTGATCCGCACTCCGGTCCTGCGCCGCTGGATCATCTCGTCGCGCATCGTGGGGGTGAGTTTGGGTCGGGCGGTCATGCGTCACCCTCCCTCAAGCCCAGCTCTGCTCGCCCGGCATCCGTCACGGCATATACGCGGTCGTCGGGGTGGCAATACGCCGGTGTGGGCCTTATGGTCATCAGCCCGGAGGCTACCAACGCTTCGCAGTGTGGGTAGTCGTCGCAGCCAGGTCCGGTGACAAACCGATTGCGATACTCAACGTCGGAGACCCCAAGTCCAAGCGCATGGCGCAGAATGTCAGCCTGTGCAGGCGTGATGATGTCGGTCATGCCGTCTGCTCCAGTTCGGCCAACACGTTGGTCCAGAACCCGCAGGTCTGGCACCGCTGGCCGCCATCGTCTACGGTCATCAAGCCGTCTCCGTTCGGGCACAGCCCGCTGCGGATCTTGAAGTCGCTTTCCACGTACCGGTCCAGGTCCGTCCCAGCCAATCCGGCGATGTGGCTCTTGTCTATGCGTTCAACCATCGTATTGCTCCAGCCGCGGTAGCAGGTCACGTTCTTCTGCCACCTCAAGCACCGTCTGGCCGTTCCGGAGCAGGATCTGCCCGAGGAACGCACCCTCGAAAGACAGGATGCCGACCTCGATGGCGGTGATCTGGCCCTTGATCCAGTCTCGGAGGATCGAGCAGGTGGAGATCTGCGCCTGCGCCAGGGCTTCCCGCTCGTACTCGAGCTTGGTCTTGCGCATCCGTGACGGGTTGTACGGCCGCTCCTTGAGCAAGGCCACGGCATAACCTTTCACGCTGGCCTTGATGCTCACGTCCCGGCTGCGATAGGTGAACTGCACCATGATCTCGCCGTGTTCGTTGTCGGTCATGGTGCCGAAGCGCGACACGCCGAAATTCGTCAGCAGCTTCTGGACGTCATCCAGGGCGCGGTTGCCGCTGGTGGCGGAGGCGTAGGGCAGTGTCATTTACCGACTCTCCGATGCTGGTTTGCCTGAGGGCAGGTGCTGAAATGCGACACATGCCGGCTCAGGTCGAGCTCGTCGTCACTCGGTTCCACGGTGTCTGCATCGACCGGCATGTTCTTCCCGCTCGCCGTGCGGAACCAGATAATCATTGCCCTGCATGACCGGCAGCGCGTGATGCGCCGCTCGTGCGCCTCGTTGGTTTCGTCGATGTCGAAGCTCATGGCGCGACCACTCCGACCAGGTAGCAAGGAGGCCGCGGCAGCCCGGCTCCGTCCACAGGACGCCACAGGTGCAGGCAATACTCGTGGTTGTTCACGTACTCCGATTTGGCTGGGTGGTACTGCACCACGCAATCGTCCGGGCCCCAGAACAGATTCTTGATCGCGCACATTTCATCCCAGTACGGCGAGCGCTTTCCCAAGGACACGCTGACATGCTCCCAGCCCATGCCATCGCTGGCGATCACCAGGAGCTGCTGGTTGCGCGGCCCCGGGATCAGGAACAAACCGTTATTGCCAGCGGTGTCATGTGTGGCGAGCGGTCCTCGCCGAACGCGGAATGTCTCGGGGACCTTGAAGCTCATGGGTGCAGCGCCCTCAGATCACCGGCCAGCTTTATCAGGCGCCGGTATTCCACCTGATCAGTCTGGGTGCCTTCTGGCCACTCGCCATCGACGGTTTCGGCCTCGTACAGATCCTGTGCGAGTCCTTCGATGACATCGGCAGCAGTAAGGGTGAGCGGTTCTGCTTTCGCGGGCGTCGCGGTCTGACGTGGCAATCCCCAGTCGACCGTCCGTGCCACCTCGCGCCCCTCGGCATCGCGGAGCACCGTCACTGTCCCTGTCGTGCGAGTCAGCATCTCGCCAGGCACCGTAGGCCACCCCGCTCCACGAATGCGAAGCTCGAGCAGCCCGGCCCGATCGTGGGGCACCTCTATGCGGTCGAGCGTCGCGCCGTCCGGGAGTTGCAGCAGCTCGCGCAGATAGGCGGGATGTATCTGCAGGATTGCGGCGAGTTCGGTCATGTCAGTTTCCTTGCCGTGATTGCGAGAGTGCGTAGGCCTTGCCTACCTTCCCGCTGCCCTGGCCCGAAGCAACCACTGTGGCGTTCACCCACACTCGCCGCCCGTCGGCTAGGCGCCTGATGTGTCCGCGCCGGAGATGTTCTCGGGGAGAACGGTGCTCATGACCCGCCCCAGTCCCCGCCCCCGGTCGTGACGGGACCTCCACCGTCAGAATGTGGTAGTCGTCGAATTGGAGCGCGGCCTTCGCGTGCCGGACGGCGACCCGCCGCGGGCTGAGGGCAGTGTGGACATTGGCGCATTGCAGTGCGTTCAGGAAGCAGAGCAACGCACCGACCTCATCCGAATAGGCACTGTTCGGGATTCTGGGGTCGGTTGTTACAACTGCGATTCCGGGCCGGCCAGTGGGCGAAGGATGCTGTCGCAGTAGGTATCCGTGAACAGGAATCGCGCACGTCGGAAGCAGTCTCCAACTGTTGTCGTGGCTCGTCCAGAAGGCAACATCTACCAGTATGGTATCGCCCATCTGACTGGCGTACACAACGCGCTTGGGCGCAACCACAAAGCTGTTATCTTCGTAAAGCGATCTACCGTTTACTATGACAGCAGGCTCCCCAGGTGCACGTTGTCGGCTGACGCGGTATTCGAGCGCGACGCAAGGGAACGGCAGCTTCAAGGGCACGGCCTCACCGAGCGCGCGTAGCTCAAGGTCGTCAAAGAGCCGCCCACCATCTGGTAGTAAAAACTTAATCGACGCTCGATGCAGGTCGATCGCGCGATCTATATATCTCCGCTGTTCATGGGAGAGCTGGCCACCCGCGATCGCCTTCATGTAAGTCAGCGCCAATTGTCGGCTATGGTGGAGGTGTTGCACCGCTACTCCCCTCGCAGATCAAGCTGATACTCAAACAGCGCGCCTGCACGTGATCGCCGGTTGACGATGTGGGTGCCAAATCGGGGGCGACGCAGGTGACGTAATTGAGCCGAAACACTGGCAACCGGATCACCCGTTGCCCTGGCAATCTCATCCAGCGTGCGCCATCGCCCATCGCGCATGAGCTGGTACACGCGCAGGATCTGACCCTTCAGCCGGCTGAAGTCCATCGCGTGCTGGTAGACCTCGCCATCGAAGCGCGGCGACTGGGCCAGTGCGTCGTTGAGGCGGTTCACTGCTCGATCTCCACACAGGCAGCTGTCAAGGATTCCTTGACAGTTGACCAGAGCGCCCCGGCAGCAAAGCCAAGCACCAGGCAGGCCAGTGCAGTGATGATCCAGATGCTCATGGAGACTCCTTTCGCTCGAGGCGGGCGCGGTGCTCCGGCTCCCATCCGTCTGGCCAGACGCCGCTGCAATCGGGTCTGATGGGCAACTGGTAGCGGTTTGGGTGGTGGTAGTGCGTCACTGCCCGCCGCTTGACTGGATACCGGGTGCGCACGAGACCGCACCGGCGGCAGATCGACCGGAACGGGCTGATGGCGTGCCATCGATGCCGGAGTGATGGCATTCACGCGGCGACCTGCGATCGGCAGCAGCAGGGCACTTCCTGCGGAGGCAGCATCAGATTGCCGTTGACGTCCTGCGGGCAATCATTCGCCCGCCACCAGGCTGCCGCTGCCGAGGCGGGCTGGAATGGGTTGGCGCGAACGTTGGCATAGAACGCCGCCCAGGCCGGATGAATGGCGACTCCAAAGCCGTCGCAGTGCGGGCAGGTCTGGGACTGCTCGACCATCACGTGGTCGACTTGCCGAAGCTATCCCGCCGCTTCTTCATTGACTGTTCTGCGTCGAATCTCAGGGGGGCTTTGGCTTTTCGCCCAAAGTTATAAATCTCCGCCAAGGCATCGAGGTAGGCGTCACGGGTACCGGCTTGCGACAGCAAGCCTGGGCGGCGCGAAACCGTCTCGACGAGTCTGCTTTCATCGAAATAGTCGACGTGACAGCAGGCCCACAGTGCTTCAATCAGGCGAGCGCCCTTCGCTTTGCTGTTTACTTCCGTTAGATCGCGGTAGATTGACATGACGCGGTGGGCCAATTCCCTGGCCTTTATTTGGTACGTTCCATCCTTGAATCGCCACATGATGTTGCCGCTGGTTGTTGTCCCGGCGAGCATTGCAAATGCAAGAACCAGCGGGGCACCGTATTCGGTGGCAAAAGCTATCGCTTCCACATAGTCCGCTCGCCCAGCGTGGGCCCATCTGTTCGCGTAGTCTTTCGGTGACCAATTAGCCTGAGCCTGATTGACTGCGGAAATATCCACGTCTTTGTCATCGACGACAAAGAACACCTCCAGTCCAAGCTCTTTCGCGAACGTCAGTCGGTGCTGCCCGTCAACCACAGCAAACCGCCCATTTTGGGTTCGCACCATCAAAGGGAAAGCCGGCAGAAAGCCATACTGCTGCATGCTTTCGCGCAGCGCCTTGTGCTGCGGCTTGAGGTGCAAAATATCGACGTCCCGGTTTTCCTTGGTGTAGAAAAACTGCGAGTAATTCTTCGTGCGTTGAAGTTTCGGAATCGACATGATTCATGCTCCTATCGGTTGTGATCTATCCAGCGCGCGACATCATCAAGCGCCTCTTGGCGCAGGCCGTCGTTACCTGGGATTTCCTTAAGGCATGTGATTGCCTTTTGCGCGTAGCCGAGAGCCACGCCTCGTGACTTGTGGACGATTTGCTGTGGCAGTGGCGTCGGCAGTGCAGCCTCGCGCTCGACGCTGTCAGATCCACCCGACCGCCCGATATTCTCTGTGCGCATGGTCGCCTCGGTGCCGGTTTTGTGGTGTGTGAAGGTGCGCTCGGCGGGCATACTGGCAACCGTTGCCAGTATGGATTCCCGAACCCCGTTAACGAACGTCTTGGAGACACAGCACCGCCGCGCTATCTCCCGGTCCGACCACGCGGCCCATTCCTCATCCTGCAACAGCAGGGTCACGGCGCGGCGCTTGTCGGCGTTCGTGCGCGGCAGGCCGTGGGATGCATTCGCGCCGACGCTGTAGAGCACGGCTTCACGACGGGAACCCTGGTGAACGGCTGCTTCCAGCGAAGATATGTTTGCGGCCCGCGCAGCCATGAAGCGGTGGAACCCGTCCGCCAGCCAGTGCGTTGACCCGTCGTGGAAAACGATGATGGGCGGGAATGTCATGCCCTCTCGCATGGCATCTGTGTATTCCTGAACGGTCTGCTCGTTCAGTTGTTTTCGGGACTGAGTGCCGCCGTCGATAGTTATCGCTTCAAGATCAAGTTTCATGACGTTGACTCACCAGCCCCCGGTGGCTTCGAGAAACAGCCAGAGGGTGAGAGCCGCGCTGGCCCAGCCGCCGAGGTATGCCAAGTAGAGGTTCAGTTCGCCCATCAGCCGTCCCCGTACCCGGACCCGTACCCGTACCCGGACCCGTCCCCGTACCCGTACCCGTCCCCGTACCCGTCCCCGTACCCGTACCCGTACCCGGCCCCGTACCCGTACCCGTCCCCGTTATCGACGGTCATCAGCGATCTCCAGCAAGCTCTTCTTCGCTGCATCAGTGCAAAGGATCAGCTCGCAGGTTTCTGTGAGGTGGATCAGCGGTAGGGTGACGCCGACTTTCGATGCCTCGTCCAGGCCCGCCACGGCGACGCCGGACAGGAACTTGAGGCCATTGGCAGGCTTCCAGTACCAAAGCCTGCGGCTGTCCTTCAACGTCGCTTCGCGACCGTCGTGGGCGACCAGCACGCCTGCATGCACGCCGGCATCTTTGCAGCGGGCAATTACGTATTGTCCAATCAGTTCAGTTTGCACAGTCGTCTCCTTGTGATGGTTGAGTGGTGCCCTGTGGAGAACGGCCGGGCCAGCCAATGCAGTCGTCTCCACTCGCCACCGCCTGGATCCAACCCCGGAACAGGGGCAGACGGCAGGCATGGAGGGGACTTTACCGGCAGGTAAACATGGAGTCAATACCCGCAGGTAATGTATTTGCGTGCAGGTTTGCCGAGGGCAACGTGTAGGGGGTTTCTTACCAGTTCGGGCTGATAGCGCCCGTCAGATCAGTCGAGGTCGAGACGCCCTGGAACGAAGGTACCGACCTCGCGATTCGTTCGGCTGTCGACCAGTCGCAGGACGGCCAACTGCGCAGGGGGGAAACACTTCGCCCAGACGGCGGTGAGCAGCTTTTCCTTCATCTCGAATGCGCTGGCCATGAAGGTTGGCGTGACGCCAACGGTGCCGCCGAGCGACCGGCATTCGACCTTCGAGAATGCGCCCGCCTTGATGGAAGACCGGACAAACTCATCGAGCTTCTTCTGTTCGGCGTCGGGCCTCTTTGCCGGTGCTTGCTCGACCTGATCCGCCTTCTGATTCACCGAGGCTTTCTGTGGTGTTGGCTCTGGCTGATCGCCCACTGACCGGACGATGGCTGATGCCAGCCACGCCACCAGCACCATCAGCACCAGGCCGCCGCCGCACCCGATCGGTGTCCGCTTCTGTGGTTTGCCGCAGGCGGGGCAGGTCGCGGCATCGGTTGAGACTTGGCCGCCACAGTCTTTGCACGCGCGTAATGACATCTCGTGACCTTCCTGGCTTACTGGCGAGCGGCTCGAGCAGTGAAGCGCGAGCGCATGTATTCCAATGCCTCGGCCTCTGCAGCGTGCACCGTCTTCTGAGTGGCGACCATCCTCTCGGCTGCGCTCAACAGGATAGCGCCCTTGTGCTCACCCTGCTTGGCGACGCGCCCAACCGCGATTTTGAAGGCGTGCACGCTCGGCTGGCGCAGCTCCTTGAAGATCCTGTCGATTGCGTCATCCGTGAGCCGGGTATCGCCCGCGATCTGGATGCAGGTTTCCCTGATGATGGCCTTTTCGGCGGCTTTTAGCTGACCATCGGCCTTCCCCACGTACAGCAACACTCGGAGCGTGTCGATTTCATCCGCGGCTAGGCGGTCGAGCGACCGGTCTGGTGATGTCTCGTACTTGTGCCGCAGGTATGCGGCCACGTCGCCCACGACCTCCCCGGTTTCTTCATCGATGCATTCCCGGATCCGGTCTGACCGGAAGGTGCGGGTGGCATCGCGTAGCAGGCAGTGGGACATGATCAATACGTGATCAGCGCACTCGCCGAACTGGCGAACCCTGATGCTGCGGGTGGTGTCGTTGCCTTTGCCATCCGTATACGCGATCCGCAGCTGCGCTGAGACCGACCGTGGCTCTGCGACATCCCAGAAGCTCCCTTCCCAGTTGTCGTTGCTGTCGTCGCCGTAGCTGATGGTGATTGTTACACCTGGGGCCGCCTCATTGCTGTCCCGTCGTTTCAGCCCCGCCCGGACTGCCAGCCAGACTAAGGCGCAGACAATGAGTATCGGGAGGAACTCGATGAGCATGGTCTCGCCTCGGGCTTATTTCGGTTTGTGGGGCGCGGGGGCTTTGCGTAGCCGCGACGGCCGTTCGAGGTGGGCCGCGTTCATGGTCTCCACGAAGTTCAGCAGGGCGAGCTGCTGGGCTTCATCCCATCCGCGCACCCGCTGGGCGAGCAGGGCAGGGTAGTCGTCAGCGGCGATGTCGACATAGCGGGGAGGCGGTGCTTCTCGGCAGGACTCGGCAGGTGCTCGATCAAAGAAGCCGGCCTGCAGGTGCAGGATCTGCTCATAGCTTCGGGCTAGTTTCTCGCCGAAGCCTTTCGTGCCGCTGATCTGCCGGCTGATGTAGTCCGGCTGGCGTTTTACAGCGTCCGCGAATTCGCTCTGACGCCCGTGGTAACGGTCAGCGATCAGGTCCGCCAGGTTCTTCCGACGAATCGAACCAATGTCCATGCGCGCGACTATCCGGCACCAATACCAAAAGGTAAATGTCCCGCAGGTATTGCAAACATGTTACCCTTGGGTAATACTCCGCCGCATGAGCAAACTACTCGACTACCTGAATGCACTGGATCCGGCCGACCAGCAGGCTTTTGCCAAGCGCTGCGGCACATCAGTCGGCTATATCCGCAAGGCCGTTTCCACTGGCCAGAAGTTCGGCGAATCGCTGGCGATCGCCTTTGAGCGTGAGTCCGGCAGCTCGCTGACCTGCGAGGACATCCGCCCTGACGTGGACTGGGCCTTCCTGCGCGGCACGAAGCGGAAGCGGGCCTGACACCCATGCAGATTCCCCCATTTGTCATCGCAAATCCCCCAGAACTTGCGCCCGTCTATCGGCGGGCTTTTTTTTGGGCTGGCGGTGCGGAATCAGCGAGGCGCGTCTACCGACAAGACCACGAAACCAGCAGCAGAGGGGGTTCTGTGAACATATTCAGCCGAATGGTAACGCGGCAGCGCGGCGACCTTCCGCCCGTCCGGGTAAGGGCAGATGGCGTGCTGGTGCTGGCACCGGGCGTGGATTTCAGGGAGCCGGGGCGGGGTGATCCGTACCAGCGAGGGCGGGGGAGATCTCGCGCAGTGAACATGGTTGTTTATTCGCGTCGCGGTATTCACGGGCTTGAGTCCCGCCAATGCGCAGAGGGGATCACGACTCATCTGTACGTCGCAAGCGGGGCTTTCGATAAGGCCGAAGAACAACCCCGCCCCGGACGGCTGTCGGAGTTGTTCAAATGACCCGCCCCCCGCAACTCCCCGACAGGAGTGTCGCCCAGGCTCCTGGCGATGGGGCGGGTCTCCCTTTGTGGGCGGAGATCAAGGCGTGGTGGCAAGGTCTCTGGACCACCACGGCGACCGGCCCTGAGCCGCAGTTGCCTGATACGCATTGGGAGGATCTGCAGTGAGCGCGCTGGAGATCACCCTGCAGGTCAGGGTCGAGGCATCAGAGCTTGAGCGGTTGCTCGACCTGCTGCGGTCATCCCCCTGGGCCGCCCAGCTGGCTGAGGCGCTCCACGAAAGCCCGGATAGCCCGGCTGACCTCTTTGAGGTTGATGCGCACACCGCACCGACAGGTGAACTCGTCGTGCGCTTTCAGCCAACCGAACGTTTGCGTCGTCTCGTGGCCGCATTTGCTGATCCCAATCACGGCGGAGCCTGCTGATGTACGGAAAGGTTTTCACATCGATCTATGACGGCAGCCTGTACGGTCAATGGGAGGCCATCGTGACCTTCCAGCAGATGATCGTCCTGGCTGATTCCGAGGGGTATGTCGACATCACCCCGCAGGCCATCGCTGCGCGCACCAGTATCCCGCTCGACATCATCACGAAGGGGCTCGATCTTCTGAGTAAGCCCGATCTGTACAGCCGGTCACCGGATTGCGATGGCCGCCGGATCGAGCTGGTCGACGACAACCGCCCGTGGGGCTGGCGGATCGTCAATTTCGTCAAGTATCGCGACCTGTCGTCGGCTGCAGACAAGCGCGCTGCCGACCGTGAGCGCATAGCTGCAAAACGGCGGGCAGAGAAAACCGCGCTGGAAGCCAATGGCGGCGCCGGTGTCGCGGAGTGTCGCAAGGAGTCGCGGCCGGTCGCGAATGTCGCGCATGAAGATACAGATACAGATACAGATACAGATGAAGAAGAAACAGTGGTGCCGCCACCCGATCTCGATCTGACCGCCTGGGAGCGGTGGATTTCCTACCGAAAACGGATTCGCAAGCCGATCAAGCCAGTTTCGATGCTGGCCGCCCAACGTCAGTTGGCCGGATACGGGCCGGATCAAGCCGCCGTCGTCGAGCAGGCGATCGCGGCCGGCTACCAGGGACTTTTCCCGTTGAAAACCAATGGACAGAACCATGCAACAAGCAAGCACAGCTCTCGCAAATCTGCAGTCGAGCAGGTCCGTGACGCGACCGGATGCGACCTCCGCACGATCGTTGGAGCGTCACCGCCGCGTCTGGTCGGCACTGGCTGAGATGTTCGGCCAGACGCTGCTGACCAACTTCGGCTCGACGCCGCCGCCGCTCTGGTGCCGGCGGATCGACGAGCTGGAGGATGCGGAGATCAAGCGCGGGCTCGAGCGCCTGTCGAAGTCGGACAGCAGTTTTGCGCCGACGATCGGCCAGTTCTGGACCGCCTGCAAGACCAGCGACGGCCAGCGCCAGGCACCGGATCCAGACGCCGGGCTGAAGTACATCGAATCGACCAGCAGCTACGGCGTCGGCGGGCTGCCTCCCGGCATGTCGCCGATCTGCTACCAGCTTGCCGCCGATACCGCTGCGGGCAAGTGGCCGTTCATCGGCAACGCCCACCAGAGCCCGAGCGCGCTGTCTCCGGCGCACTGGCGGATCTACCAGGCCGGCACCTACAGCAACGCGGCCGCACACCGGGCCTACTGCGCCGCGAATCCGGCTCAGGTGCAGACCTGGGAGCGTGAGCGGCTGGCGAAGTGGGGCAACGGGGAGCGCGCGGCCTGATGGGACCGACCGAGAAAATAACCGCCGCGCACCGCGCCCGGTTTGCGGCCATGCAGGAGATCGGCTGCGTGATCTGCTCGGTGTACTTCCAGCGACCTGGCACACCGGGCCAGGTGCACCACCTGCTCAGCGGCGGTCGACGGATCGGGCATGACGCGACGATCTACCTGCACCCGTGGTTTCACGCCGGAGAACCACCAACCACCCGGGTTGCCGGGCATATCGCGCAACTGACGATCGCAGCAGCGACCCGGGTCTACGGCCCCAGTCTCGCGCACGACCGTCCAGGATTCGAGGCCCGGTTTGGTACCGAGCTGCAACTGCTCGAGATGCAGAACGACCTGATTGCGGCGTATGAGCGGTGCGCGCGTGGCGCCAGCGGTGGCCGAGGCGCTGGTGCGGGCAAACATGATCGGCGCTGAAAGCGTGAGGGCGGCTGCATGAGAGAGCAGACCGCCACACCCGAAAGAGGCGGGGTGTTCACCTGCCCAGAGTGCACCCGGTTCTACACCCACGCCAACGACCAGGAGCGCAGGTATCACCTGGCGGTGCGAATGCTGGTCAGGAACGCATGGCCGAACCGGGCGCAGTGGGCCGAGGAATTCGAGAAGCTCACGGGCGAATCACTCACCGAGTACACCGTGAGGAATCGCCGCGCTGACCAGCAAACCACGAGGGAGACTCGATGAGAAGCGGATTGCCAGACGAGAACATGTCAGCCGGCCAGGCGAGCAGGGCCACCAATGGCGCAGGCCCGGTGAAGATACTGCGGCCCGGAGATCCCGGCTTCCCGAAGTACGAAGACACGCCGGCCCAGACGCGCAAGACCTGCCAGCACCCCGGCTGCACCACGGTCTTCGAGCCTTCGGCGGCCCAGCGGAAATACTGCAAGGAGCACGGCACCAAGCAGGCCGAGCAGGAGCGGTATTTGATCAAGAAGGGCGCCGCGCCGGCTGCGCGAAAGCCGGAAGCCAGCAAGACCCGCCGCTGTTTCCAGTGTGGCAAGGACTACGTGCCGACCGGTAACGCCCAGCGCACCTGCCCGGACTGCAAGAGCAAGGCGATCCCGCCAACGAAGCCGAAGACCCTGAAGGACATTCAGGTCCGGAAGACCGAGGCTGATCCACGTGGAACGCCGGCACATGTTCCCGGCGCGAAGCTCGACGCTGGCAAGACCCAGCTCAGTCTGGTGTTCCACGGTTTTGCTCGCGCGCTGGAGATGGTTGGCAGGGTAGCCACGCATGGCGCGGCGAAGTATTCACCGAACGGCTGGCAGTCAGTGCCCGACGGTCAAGCCCGCTACACCGACGCGCTGCTGCGCCACTTTCTCGCGGAGCCGGTCGAGCCAACCGATACAGGCTCTGGCCTGCCCCATGCCGCCCACCTCGCATGGAATGCGCTGGCTCGGCTCGAACTGATGCTTACCAACAACGAACGGGAGACACGACCATGAACAAGACCATCGGAGAGTTGATCGAGGCCAAGGGCTTGACCGCCCCGCGAGTCACGGCGGCTGACATCGAGGCGGAGATCGCCAGCGAGTATTACTTCACGGCGGCGAACGGCGTTGTCGGTGCTCGAACCGGCGATGACGCCCGATACGGCTGCGATCCGCTCCCCCCTTTGGCTCTGCTGACCTTCTGCGTACTGATCCTGCGCAACGGCTTCACCGTCACCGGCGAGTCTGCCTGCGCCAGCCCCGAGAACTTCGACGCCGAGATCGGCCGCCAGATTGCCCGCGAGAAGGCGGTCGAGAAGGTCTGGCCGCTGCTCGGTTTCCGCCTGCGGGAGAGCGCGCAGGGATGAAGCCCGGCGTCACTGCAGCGGCAGCTACCCGTGCCAGGCGCAAGGCCATGCGTGAGCGATGGGAGAACCTGCTGGCCGCGCACTTGCGCCTGCACCGTGTTACGGGATGGGTGCAGCAGCACGCTTTCGCCCGGAAGATCGGCCGCCGCTGGTTGTTCGACTTCGCTTTCCCCGAGCTCGGCCTGGCCATCGAGGTAGAGGGTGGGGAGTGGCTGCCGGGAGGCGGCCGCCACACCCGCCCCGTCGGCTTCCGTCAGGACTGTGAGAAATACAACGCCGCCGCAGAAATGGGCTGGCGGGTGCTGAAGTACGTCCCCGCCCAGGTCAAGAGCGCCGAGGCGGTGAACCAGATCAAGCGCATAGTCGACAACGCAACCCAACAGGAGTGAATCAGATGCTGCAGATAATCGGACGAGGCGTGCTGGGCGAGATCAAGAGCAAGCTGCGCATGGTCGAGGAAAGCGTCGAGCGGGTGTGTGAGATACCGCTCGACATCAAGGTCGAAGGGGCCATTGCCGTGGCCGCGATCATGGCGGCCTTGCATGTGGGCGAGCTGTTCGATGCGCTGTACTCCACGGATGGCAAGGTGCGGTTGACCTACTTCGGCCAGCAGTCGGTGGACTTCCCGGTCAAGAACATCAAGGCGGTGATCGGTCTCGGCTCATCGAGCAAGGATGAAGTCACGGTCGCTGCAGCCGACCTGTCCAAGATCCGCTGGACGGTGGTGGATGGGTTCGGCCTGCACATCACCTGCAAGGTCTGCTCCACGTTGTCACCGGATCAGTGGGTGAAGCTGTTCCGGTTGCAGCCCTACACCGGGCTGAGCGTGTCACTGACCGACAACCAGTCGGCACTGTCCCTGCAGGCTGCCTGATGTGGCGTTTGTTCCTGCCCGACCCTGTACTTACCCTGGCTGTGGTGTACTGGTGCGCAAGACCGAGGCCAGCTTCCCTCGATGCGCCCAGCATCCCTATCCACCGAGGCAAGAGCGTGGGGTTGATACACGGTCCAATGCAGGCCAGCGCGGTTACGATGCCGACTGGCGACGCCTGCGCACATGGCATCTGGCCCGGCATCCCATCTGCCAGATCAGGCGCAAGTGTGCAGGGGCAGCAGCCACTGAGGTTGATCACATCATCCCTTTGGCGGAGGGTGGGCAGAGGCTCGATGAGTGCAACCTGCAGTCCACATGCAGGGCGTGCCACAGGAGCAAGACCGCAGCAGATCAGCGACGGGCCAAGCGTCGCACGTAGGAGCCCGCCAGACGAGCGACGCGCGCACACCGGGCAAAGGGCAAGGCAATCGCCACGGATGCAGCCTGCAATAAATGATGCAGCGTGGGCGTGCATATGAGGCAGGGGGGAGGGATAAACTTTACAACTGGCGGCGTGACCGTAGCAGTTCCTCGCGCACACGCGCTGCCGTTTTTGGCTGATTTGGGGTATTGGCCATGAGAGGCCGCAAACCGAAGCCCACGCAGATGCATAAAACAGACGGCACATTGCACGCCACCAAGCATCGCGACCGTGACCAGGAGCTGCGCCTCGATGGCGATCTGCTGGAGCCACCTGCCGGGCTGTCACCGGCCCAGATCCAGCTCTGGCGGGAGGCCATCGCCCAGGCGCCGCCCGGTCTGCTGAAGCTGCTCGACCGCTCGGTGTTCCTGACCTGGGTGCGTGCTGTGGATACCCAGAACGTTGCCCAGCACGTGATCAACACCGAGGGCATCCTCGCCGATTCGATGGCGGGTGGCGTGACTGAACACCCGGCGATCCGCACATTCCAAAAAATGTCGCTCCTGATTCTCAGGTGCGTGGAACAGTTGGGATTCTCGCCGGCCGCACGGCCGCGCATCCATGTCGCAAAGCCGACCGAAAAAGAAAACCCGTTCGCCGCGTTCGGTGGCCCGCAAAAAGCCAGCACGCCGGTCAAGTCCGGCGGCGCGGTTCACTGATCCGCATGTACTGAGGGCGATGGGCTATGCGTCCGGGGTGATTTCCGGGCGGATACCGGCCTGCAAGTGGGTCAGATTGGCCTGTCAGCGACAGGTCGACGACCTGGCACGCTGGGAAAAGCGCGGTCCTTTCGAGTTCTCCGAGGCTGTAGCCGGCGAATGGTGCCGGTTCATCGAGCTGCTTCCCCACATCAAGGGGCCGCTGTCGGGCGAAAACATCCGACTGGAGCCATGGCAGTGCTTCATTCTGACGGTGGCATTCGGGTGGTTGCGCCGTGGCACCCATCATCGGCGGTTCCGTCGGGTGTATATCGAGGTGCCCAGGGGCAACGGGAAGGCTTTAGATTGCGAGACCTTGATCCCGACCCCGGCCGGGCTGCGCAGGCTCGCAGACATCGAGCCCGGTGATTATGTTTACGCACCGTCTGGTCGTCCGGTTGTCGTCAAGGCGGCCACCCCGGTCATGCATGACCGGCCGTGCTACGAGATGGAATTCAGCACAGGGGAGAGCGTGGTAGCCGACGCAACGCATCAGTGGGTGACGGATTCCCGCATAGATCGTGATCGCACAAAAGGGCGCGGCGGGAAGAATGCCGGCCCGCGGCCGTCGGTTAAGACCACCCAGGAGATCGCCGCCACGCTCATGTGCCGGCAAGACCGCAATCACCGGGTCGCGGTAACGACCGCTCTTAGCGGAGAGGAGCGGGCGTTTCCCATCCCGCCGTATGTCTTGGGCGTTTGGCTTGGCGACGGCGCCGCCAGAACTGGGCGATTGGCCACCGCCGACCTGGAGATCATCGACCTGATACGGGCCGACGGCGAGCCGATCGAGAAAGAGCAGAAGGGGGGTAAATACGCATACCGGCTGTCGACAGGTGACCGCTCCTTGATCGCTCGGAGAACATGTTTTACTGCCCGCCTGCGCGCGATGGACCTGCTGCGCAACAAGCACATCCCGGAAAGCTATATGACGGCCAGCGCCGATCAGCGCCTCGCGCTGCTACAGGGCCTGATGGATACAGACGGGCACATCAGCGTAGGTCAGGGGCAATGCCAGTTCGTCCAAAAGCGCGAGCGACTGGCGCGGCAGGTTTATCAGTTGGTGGCGTCGCTCGGGATGCGCCCACGCCTGAGCAGGCGGGCCGGGAAGTGCAATGGGGTGCCGGCCGGGGACTACTGGCACATAGATTTTCATGCATACAGCGATCTGCCGGTCTTTCGGCTGTCTCGCAAACGGGCCAGGTTGAAGCAGAGACCGCCGAGCCGTGGGCTGCAAGGATACCGAACCATCGTTCGTTGCGACCCTGTTCCGAGCCGTCCGGTGAAGTGCATCGAGGTCGATAGCGCGGATGGCCTGTACCTGGTGACGCCAGGCCACATTGTGACGCATAACTCCGCCCTGAGCTCTGCCGTCGGTCTGAAGGCGGGATTTGCTGACCGCGAAGGTGGCGCCGAGGTCTACAGCGCAGCCGTGACCCGCGATCAGGCCCGCATCGTCTTCTCGGTGGCGCAGAACATGGCCAGGCGCCGGCCGGAGATGTGCACGGCGCTCGGGGTGGAGGTGCTGGCGCACGCGATCGCCCAGGCCTCGACGGCCTCGACCTTTCAGCCGGTGGCCAGCGAGTCCAACGCGCTCGACGGCCTCAACGTGTACCTGGCCATCGTCGACGAGCTCCACGCGCACCGGACTCGTGATGTTTACGACGCGCTCGAGACCGGCACCGGCAAGCGCCCGCAGTCCCTGCTCTGGGTGATCACCACCGCCGGCTCAAACCGGGCCGGGATCTGCTACGAGACCCGCACATATACCGCCCGCGTGCTCGATGGCGTGGTGTCGGATGACTCGGTGTTCGGGATTATCTACACGGTCGACGAGGGCGACGACTGGTCGGCCGAATCCACGTGGCGAAAGGCCAACCCCAACTGGGGCGTGTCGGTCATGCCCGAGGTGGTGGCCCAGCTCTGCGCGAAAGCCATGGAGCTGCCGGCTGCGCAGGCCAACTTTCAGACGAAGCACTTGAACATCTGGGTGAACGCCGATTCGGCGTGGATGAACATGCAGAAGTTCCGCGCGTGCGTGGATCCTGAGCTGAGCCTCGACGACTTCGGCGGCTGCCGGTGCTGGATCGGGCTGGATCTGGCATCGAAGACGGATATTGCCGCCAGATTCCTGCTTTTCGAGCGCGAAATCGACGGCCAGAAGCACTACTACGGGTTTCTGCGCAGCTTTCTGCCCGAGGCAGCAGTGCAGGAATCCCGCAATTCGCAGTATTCGGGATGGGAAATCGAGGGCCGGATCACCACCACGCCGGGCTTTGTGCTGGATTTCGGTGTGATCGAGGCCGATCTGCTCGACTGTTTCAGCCGGTTTGACGTGCAGGAAGTGGCCTATGACCCGTGGCAAGCCACGCAACTGGCCTCGAGGATGACCGAAGCGGGCGCGGTCATGGTCGAGTACCGCAACACGGTGCAGAACTTTAGCCAGCCGATGAAGGAATTCGACGCCCTGGTGCAGTCCGGGCGCTTCCACTATGACGGCGACCCGGTGTTCGAGTGGATGGTGAGCAACGTCGTGTGCCACATCGACGCAAAGGAGAACATTTACCCGCGAAAAGAGACCAGCGCCAACAAGATCGACGGGGTGGTCGCGGCGATCATGGCCATCGGGCGGGCTATCTCTGTGCCGGAGGTGCCGGCGTATACCGGCGACCTGCTGGTGGTGTGATGGCGTGAGGCGTAGCGCCACGCTTGCCATGATCCATGCAGACGATCTGCAGGAACTCCAAGCATGGCGAATGGCCACGAGTCACGCGACGCCCGCATATCGCTGGCGGCGTTTATTCGCCGGTGGCTTGGCATTGAGCACCGTGCTGCCGGGTTCAGTTCGTCGGCGTACATCAACGAGATGCTGGGCGGCCAGCTGACGAAGGCGGGCGTGGGCGTGGATCCGACCACGGCGCTGGCCATGCCGACCGTCTACGCCTGCATCCGCGTTCTGTCGGAAGCTGTCGCCTCCCTGCCGCTGGTGCTGTACGAAAAGAAAGGCCGGAATCGCGAGCCGGCAGTCGATCACCCGCTGTACCGACTGCTGCACGATCAACCGAACCCCGACCAGAGCAGCTTCATCTGGCGGGAGCTGGTCATGGCGCATCTGGCGGGGTGGGGCAATCACTACAGCCTGATCAATCGCACGACCCATAACCGCGTCGCCGAACTGATCCCGGTCCATCCCCAGCAGATCAGCCCGGTCATACGTAATGGCCGCAAGCTGTACGAATTCAGGCCCACGTCCGCCCCGCAGACCCTACTGACCACGGATCAAGTCCTGCATGTGCAGGGCATCAGCTATGACGGCGTATCGGGTTGGTCACCGATCCGGCTGCACCGTGAATCAATCGGCTGGGGGCTGGCCACGCAAGAATTCAGCGCGCAATTCTTCGGCAACGGCGCGCAGCCTCGGGGCGTGCTGTCGCATCCTGGCACGGTCGCAGACCCGGAAAAGCTCAGACAACAGTGGGATGCCGCATACTCCGGCGAGAACCGCCAGCGGGTCGCGGTGCTGTCGCAGGGCATGGACTACAAGCAGATCAGCGTCTCCCCGGATGACGCCCAGTTCGTGCAGACCCGCGCCCTGCAGGTGTCGGAAATCTGCCGGATCTTCAAGGTTCCGCCAACATTTGTGCAGGACTTCTCGCGCGCCACATGGAGCAATGCCGAGCACTCCGACCTGGCCTTCGTCAAGCACACGCTGGTGCCATGGCTGACCCGCATCGAGGCGGCGCTCAACGCGACGCTGATTGATGACGCCCAGCAGGGCCGGTTTTTCTTCAAGTTCAAGGCGCAGGGGCTATTGCGCGGCGATAACGCCGGCCGCGCCGCGTTCTACACCGCCGGCATCACGTCCGGCTGGCTGACCCGTAACGAGGCCCGCGAGCTGGAGGATCTGGACCCGCTCGACGGACTCGATGAACCGCTGATGCCGGTAGCCGTCGCCCAAGCGCCCGAAGAACCGAAGAAGGACGAACCGAAGGACACGGCCGGCGATGAACCGAAGGACGACGAATCCGAACAGGCGCGCAACATCGCGCTCACTGCGGCGGGCCGGGTTTTGACCGGCGAGGCCAAGCGACTCCGGGCGCTACGCACAAACCACGTGAGCGACCGGGCGGCAATCGTCGCTGCCGAAACGTCGTACTACCAGACCGACTACCGCGACCACCTGTGCAATGCGCTGGGCGTGTCGGCAGAGCGGGCTGCAGAAATTGCGCAAACGCGGTGGCGTGACCTGATGTCCGGTGATGCCTTAGAAACAACTCTGAGTCGATGGGCCGCTACTGGCCCGGCAGAACTGCTGAGGGCTTGCAGATGATCCGAGAGGTTCGCCACTACGCCGGGACGCTGGCGGTCGAGCGCCGAGGCGAAAGCCAGGCGCCGCTGATCCGTGGCCATGCTGCGGTATTCGACAAACTGTCCGAGAACCTCGGCGGGTTCCGCGAAGTCATCGCCCCTGGCGCATTCGACGACGTGCTGGGTGATGACGTTCGCGCCCTGTTCAACCATGACGGCTCGTTGATCCTCGGCCGGTCGAGTGCCGGCACGCTCCGCATCGGTGTGGATGCGGCCGGGCTGACCTACGAGATCGACCCGCCTGATACCCAGTACGGCCGCGACCTGCTGGTGAGCCTTGAGCGCGGCGACGTACGCGAAAGCTCGTTCGGCTTCCGGGTTGCCCGTGGTGGCGACAAGTGGGACGAATCCGAAGACGGCGTGCTGATCCGCACGATCACCCGCGTTTCGCGGCTGTTCGACGTATCGCCCGTGACGTTTCCGGCATATCCAGACACCGACAGCGCGAAACGGACCCTTGCCGAGTACCTGCAGGGCCGTGACTTGCGGGCGGAATCGCAGCGGCGCATTGCCGAGGTTAGGGCAATGGAAATGCGACGACTGACTGCGTAGCGAGCACCGGCTATCGGCCGGCAGTTACTACAGGCGGCGCTGCACCGGGCTTGCTCCCGGCGATGCGTGGCAAAAAACCTTTCAACTTATCGAGGAAGTGAAACATGTCTACCAAAGTAATCAAGGATAACCTCGCGCGTGTTGCCACGCAGATGCGCGAGCTGGATGCGAAGGCGAAGGCCGAGAATCGCGGCTTCACCGCCGAAGACGAGCAAACCTGGGCCAACCTGCGCAACGAGCACGAGAAGCTCGAGCGCGAGCTGGACCGCGCCAAGTTCGCAGAGTCGAAGCTGGCCGGTGAGGAACAGATCGTCCGTCAGTTCATCCGTGACGAGAACGGCAACCCGGTCGAGCTGGGTCGCGAAGATCGCCGTGCCGAGTCCGAGCAGCGTGGCTCCGTGGTCACCTTCTGCGGCAAGGAAGTGCGCACCGACTACACCCGCACCGGTCGGCCGTCCGAGCCTGCCGAGCTGGGTGCCGTGTTCGATGCGTTCCTGCGCCGCGGTCTTGGCGTCCTGAAGCCGGAACACCAGGCGCTGGTGCAGTCGCGCTACTCCGACAGCGACGAAACCCGCGCCCAGTCGATCGGCACGCCGTCCGCTGGTGGCTACATGGTCCCGCAGGACTTCGCCAACACCATCGACGTGGCCCTGAAGCAGTACAGCGGCATCCGCAACGCTGCCACGGTGATCCAGTCGAGCGATGGCCGGTCGCTGCCGTGGCCGACCGTGAACGACACCACCAACTCGGGCGTGCTGGTCGCTGAAAACGCGGCAGACACCGAGCAGGATGTCGCTTTCGGCGTCGTCACCTTCGGCGCGTACACCTTCAGCTCGAAGATCGTGCGCGTGTCTCTGGAACTGCTGCAGGACTCCGGCGTCGATGTCGGTGCACTGCTCGGTCGGTTGCTCGGTGAGCGTCTCGGCCGTGGTACCGCTGCCTACTACGCCACCGGTACGGGATCCAGCCAGCCGCAGGGCTTCGTCACCGCTGCCACGCTCGGCAAGACCGCTGCTTCCGCGACGGCATTCACCTACCAGGAAATGCTCGACCTGAAGCACTCGGTTGATCCGGCGTACCGGATGAGCGCCAAGTGGGCGATGCACGACACGGTGCTGCGCGCGGTCAAGGCGCTGGTCGGCAGTGATGGTCGCCCGCTCTGGCAGCCGTCCGTTGCTGATGCGGTACCGGCCACGATTGACGGTGATCAGTTCATCATCGACCAGTCCATGTCCTCTGCCCTGACCACTGCCCAGCGCGTGATGGCCTACGGTGATCTGTCGAAGTTCCAGATCCGGGACGTGCTCGGCTATCAGCTCGTGGTACTCCGCGAGCTGTACGCCGCGAATCGTCAGGTGGGCTTCAACATGTTCATGCGCTCGGACAGCAAGCTGCTTGATGCGGGCACCAACCCGATCAAGTACCTGCGCCTTGCCTGATCATCTCGCCTTGTTGGAGTTGTTGCGATAACGTTGGCGGGCCGGTTTATATCGGCCCGCCTTTTTCGTGGTGATCAAATGAAAGTACGAATGCTGACACCGATTGCCGGCCAGGGCTGGTCTGCAACTGTTGGCGATGCTGTCGAGTTCGACAATGACAGCGCGCTGCGGCTGATCGAGAGCGGCCAGGCCGAAGCCATCAAAGACACCGGCTACGAGACCGCGACAGTCTCCGCGCCAGAGACCGGTGAGGGTGCGAAGCCCGCCCGGAAGAAGCGCGGCTGATCCTTGCACCCGGCGCTCAAACCCCATCGACACCGGCCATCGCAAGAGCGCGTTGCGGTACGCGCGCCCATCCCGCGGGCGTTTCCTGAGTCCACCATCATCCTGATCGCCAACGGCCCGAGCCTGACGCGGGGCCAGATCAACAGTGCTCACCGTGCCTGGCAGGACGGCCGCGCGCGGGTGCTGGGCTGCAACGACGCCTACCGGATCGCACCGTGGATTGATGGCCTGTATGCCGCTGACCCTGAATGGTGGGAAGCGCACATCGAGCAGGTGCGTGATACCCACATGTCGCTGCTCTGGTGTCAGGATCAACTGACCTGTGCGAAGTGGGGGCTGTGGCACGTACCAGCCCTGGCTGCTGTCGGCATGTCGCGGGATGGCGGACGGATACACACCGGTCGGGAAGGCGGTCATTCCGGATTCCAACTGCTGAACATCGCAGCTCACCTCGGTGCCAAGCGCGTCCTGCTGATCGGCTATGACTGCCACGCCAACAACGGCCAGCGCCACTGGTTCGGTGATCATCCGCAGGGGCTGCGCACCACGTCACCGTATGCGGCTTTCGCGGCTGCCTACCAGACCGCCGTTGGCGACCTGCAGGCGCTCGGAGTGGAGGTGCTGAACTGCTCTCCCGGCAGCGCCATCGAAGCCTTTCCGCGCCGTTCGATCGGTCAACTGCTCGACGACTGATCGCGCGGAGGCGTGCCGAGACTGCACCGGCTGCATAGCCTGCAGCCATGCGAATCAACGTCATCACACCGCCCAATGCGGAACCCTTGACCGTCGACGAAATGCGCACCTACCTGCGCATCGACGGAACCGATGAAGACGCCACCCTCACCGCGCTGATCGCCGGCGCCCGTGACTGGTGCGAGTCCTTCACCCGTCGGGCGCTGATCGAGCGCACTGTCGATGTGGTTCTGGACCGCTTCCCGCCTGCCTCCAAGCTGAAACCGAAACGGGAGATCGTGCTGCCGTTCGGCCGGGCGCTGTCGGTCACCGCGATCTACTACATCGACACCTCCGGCGTGCAGCAGACGCTGACCGGCCCGGACGCTTCACCGGCTGGAACCGCATTCCAGCAGGATCTGAGCGACGACTATCACGGCGTCATCGCCCCTGGCTATGGCCTCGACTGGCCGGAAACGCGGGACGTGATCGGCGCGGTCAAGGTGCGCTGCACGGTCGGCTATGGCGCTGCCAGCGAAATACCCGCCCAGCTCCGCGACGCGATGCGCTTCCGGATCGCCAGCCTGTACGAAGGTCGCGGCGAGCAGGACGTGAAACAGTGGGTCGGTGTCGATGAGGCGCTGGCCCGTCCGTATCAGATCGACTGGTTCGGCGCGTGCTGATCGGGCCGAAAAACCGCCGCATCACCTTCGAGGAATCCGTCCAGCGCACGGATGATGTGGGCGATACGGTCAACGAGTGGGTGCTGTACGACTCGACATGGGCATCACTGGAACCCCTGCGCGGCGAGGAACGCTACGAGGCGCAGCGGGTGCAGGGGTCCATCAGCCACAAGATCCGCGTCCGCTACTCAACCCGTCTGGCCGCCATGACCGGCAAGCACCGCGCGGTCTATGCCGGCCGGATATTCGACCTGATCGGGCCGCCAGGTGACCTGATGGCCAAGCACCGCGAGCTGGAGCTGCTGGCCGTGGAGCGCGACTCGTGAAGGTCGACATCAAGATCGACGGGCTTCAGCACCTGGAACATCTGCTGACCACGGCCCTGCCAGCGAAGGCCAGCAAGAAGGTCATGGTGCGCGCGCTGAAGAAGGCCGGCAGGCCGATGGTCAACGCGGCGCGGAGCGGCTATCGGGCTATCAACGGGTCGGGATCGCTCGCACAGGCCACGAGCATCTGGCAGCGGAAGAAAGGCGCACAACGCGGGAACACGTTCGCATCCGTGGAGATCGGGCCACGGCGATCAAATAAAGCCGCCCTGTCGCGGTACTACCAGCACTACCGCAAGCGGGCCACACCGAAGGTGCTGACGGGCGGTGTCCGTCACGGCCACCTGGTCGAGTTCGGGTTCACGCATCGAGGCGGGCGGGCGATCGGTGGCAAGGGCGTGCTCGGCAATGCGATGGACCGGCACGGGCAAGGCTCCATCGCGGAGTTCGGCTCGATCCTCGGTGGCGAGATTGAGCGCGAGGCCGTGCGCCAGGCACAGAAGCAGAGGCCCAGTTCATGAGCCTGCGCGACGGTCTGGTCGCCCACCTTCGCGCGAACCCCGGCGTAGCCGCACTGGTTGGTACACGGATTTACCACGAAGCAATGCCGCAGCAGGTGACCTATCCCGCAGTGGCCTACGCGAAAACATCCGTCGACCGCTTCCGCACGTTGTCCGGTGTCAGTTCGCTGGTGCAGGCCCGTGTCGCAGTCGATGTCTGGGGCCGGTCATCGGCGGAAGTTCTGTCCGTGGCAGAAGCGGTGAAGCTCGCGCTCGATGGCGTGACCGGTCTGCTGGGCACTACCAGTATTCAGCACTGCAGCTATGAGTCCGAGGCTGATCTGTCGGAGTTCGATGGCGACAGCACGGACCGGCATCTCAGTCTGGAATTTGTGATCTGGCTTAACGAAGGGTAATGACATGACCGAACTCGCACGCACAGGCATCGGCGGCACGCTGGAAGTTGGAAACGGCGCGTCACCCGAGGTATTTACTGCCATCGCCGAAATCGTGTCGGTCGATGGCCCGTCACTCTCCATCGAGGAAAAGGACGCCACCACGCTGGACTCCGGTGGCGTGAAGCAGAGCATCCCCGGCCTGGTCGACTATGGCCAGTTGGACATCGAGCTGCTGTTCACCAAGCACTCCACCCACACCGCGCTGCGCAACGACGCCACCGCGCGGGCCGAGCGCAACTACCGCATCACGTTCCCGACCTCGCCCACGACCGTTGGGGCGTTCTCCGGCTACGTGAACAAGTGGGGCCAGAACATGAACCCGAATGATCCGATGCGGGCGAATGTCGGCCTGAAGATCAACAGCGCAGTGAGCTGGACCTGATGTCGAAACCCAAGAGCATCGAGAGCCTGGCCGACCTGACCGCCGCGCGCCCGCTGAAACGCTGGGAGCGCGAGATCAAGAGCCTGAACGGCGCGACGGTCCACTTCCGCGAGCTGACAGCCGAGGGCATCGACGTGTTCCTCGAGCTGGGCCAGGCCGGCAACACCGCATCTTTCCGGCGACCGGAGATCGTGAAGCTGCTGGGCCACACGCTCTGCAACAGCGCGGGTGATCTGCTCGTGAAGGCTGGGAAGGGTGAGAGCGGGCTGAACACGATGCCGTGGGATGTCGTGCAGGAGCTGTTCCAGGAGGCCATCGCCTGCCTCGGCCTCGGCCGGGCGGAGCTGGACGAAAAAAAAGCCGCCTGAGCGCCGACGGCGTACTGCGGTTTTTGTATCGGCTGGCCTATGACCTCGGCTACACGGTTCGCGACCTCACTGCGCGCATGGGATCGGATGAGTTGGGTTACTGGATGGCGTTCTACGAGCAATACGAACCGCACAAGGCCGACGATCGCCGGGCGGCGAAGCTCGCCTATTTTGCCGGCAACACCTTCGGCAAACCGATCCGCTGGCCCGAGATGGCCGAGAACTTCGGCGTAGAGGCACCCGGCAAGCCGCAGGCCAAGACGCTGCAGGCGCTGCCAGACGTGGTGGAGAGCATCGGCCACGCCATGCCTGAACACATCCGCGCAAGGTTCCACTGATGGCCACAGCCGGCACAGTCACGATAAAACTGGATGGCGACTCAGCCACGCTGATCCGTGAGCTGAACAAGGCCAACCAAGCATCGAAGTCCACCTTCGGCGAGATCAAGCGGGAAGCGGCGGATGTCGCGGCCAAGTTCGCGGTAATCGCCACGGCTGCGGCCACGGCCTTTGCGATGCTGACGAAGGCCAGCTTCGACAGCATCGACGAGCTTGCCAAAGTATCCGACCGCCTGGGCGTCACCACCGAGGCCATGCGCACACTGCAGGTCGCCGCCGATCTGGCTGGCGTGTCGCAGGAACTGCTCACCAAGTCCCTGCAGAAGCAGCAGCAGGCATTGGTGAGCGCCAGCGATGGGGCGGGCACTGCCGGTCAAGCCTTTGCCCGCCTCGGGCTGAATGTGCAGGCGCTGATCGAACTGCCGGCAGATCAGCAGTTCGCCGCCATCGCGGACGCCATCGCCAACGTCGACAACGTGACCCGGCGCAATGCGATCGCAATGGAAATCTGGGGCGCTCGCGCCGCGGAAATGATCAACTTCGCCGCCAGTGGCGGTGCCGGGATTTCCGAACTGTCCACCCTGCTGGACGAACTCAACGTCACGGTGTCCCGCTTCGATGCCTCGCAGATCGAGCAGGCGAATGACGCGGTAGGCGTGGCGAAGCTGGCCTTCGAGGGGCTGGGCAATTCCATCGCCGTGGCCGTTGCGCCACTGGTGCAGGGTCTGGCGGAGGACTTCACCGACGCTGCCCGTGGTGCGAACGGTTTCCAGTCTGAGGTGAGCCAACTCGTCGACAAGATCGTCTCTGGCGGTGCCGTGGCCATGAACGTGGCTGAGGGCATCGGTCTGGCGTTCGGCACCCTTGCCGACATCGTGCAGGGCGTCGTGTATGTGATCGCTGGCGCGTTCACCAGCGCCTTCCGGGCCATCGGTGAATTGTTCCGGGTGATCGTCGTCACGCCGATTCTGGCCGGGCTGCAGAAGATCCTCGATGCCTCGGCCGCACTGGGCCGGTTTGTCGGCTTCGACTCGATGGCGGAGGGCGCAGCGTCGGCCTCTGCTGCCATCCAGGGCGTGCGCGATTCACTGAAGAACGCCTCGGATTCAGCCGCTACTGCCGGCCGCAACATGGTCGGCTTCGGCCTTGAACAGTTCGGCGAGGCCAGCGACGGCGTGCTGAAGAAGTTCGAGACCGAATGGTCAGGGTCTGAATGGGAACGGCGCTATGCCGGCTACGTGCAGGCATCGAAGGACGCAGCCGCTGCGGCCGGATCAGCCCTGCAGGGTGGTGGTGGCCTCGATGTCAGCGGCGACCCGCTGAAGGCCGGCGAAGGCCGGAACCTCTACGCGCAGACCCTGATCGCGCCGAAGATCGACGTGCCAGAGATCGACATACCGAAGATGCCGCATCTTGATCCTGCCGTGGCTCGGGAAATGGCCGACCTCTCGGCACAGCAGTATCTGGAATCGTGGCAACTGGCGAACGAGCAGCGGCGCGTCGCGGAGGAGGAGCTGCGGGCGACCCTGTTCCAGTCGGATGAGCAGGCAGGCGTCGCTCTGATCGAACTTGCTGCTGCGCAGGCCCGCGAGAAGGTCATTGCCGAGTGGGAAGCCCGTGGGCAGGCCATCAGCGAGACCGGCGAGACAGCGGATCCGGCCCAGCAGGGCGAGTTCGAGCTGGCGGTGAAGGAGCAGATGCTGGCCAGCGAGGCGGATCTGCTCAATCGCCGGCTGGCCATGCAACAGAGCTTCGGCGGGCAGTACATCGGCCTGCAGAAGTCGATCACCGCGCTGATGGGCAAGACCTGGGCGGATGGCCACAAGAAGACGCTGGCCAATACGGCCACGTTCGCGAGCGCCACGATGTCGATTACCCAGTCGCTGTTCGGCCAGAACAAGAAGGTCTCGATCGCAATGGCGATCATCAGCACCCTGCAGGGCGCCGCGAATGCGCTGTCGACGGTGCCCTATCCCGCCAACATTGCCGCCGCTGCCACCGTGCTGGCGAACGGCTTTGCACAGGTGAACTCAATCCGCAGCACGAACATCGGTAGTACTGGCGGTGGCGGCAGCGTGTCTGGCAGTGCCGGCAGTGCGCCGACCACTCAGCCGATCAGCAACGCCACCAACGACACGCAGGAGAGCCGCCGATCAGCCATTCAGGTGGTGTTCCAGGGCGATGTGGTCGGCTGGGATGATTTCATGCGCGACCGGTTTGTCAGCTCGCTGCGGGATCTGGTCGACGGCAATGACGTGATCCTGTTCGGGTCGAACAGCCGCCAGGCCGCAGAGATCAGGGGCGGATAGGTGCAGGCAGTACGTTACGAGGCGCGGCGCAGTCTGGTATCCGGCCACACGGAGGCGGGCCTGTACACGATCAACCTGCAGCTCACCGATTGCGACCGGAAACGGGACGTGGAGCGCAAGCAGCAGCGGGCGCTTGGCGGCGCAACCTACACGGTCTATCACCGTGGCGATGTGGTCTGGCAGTGCGAGACCGCACCGCTGCAGGGCTCTGATGCCGACCTGATGCGCGAGTTTCTGGACAGCGTGGAAGACGGCCAGGTGTTCCAGTTCGATCCGTTCAACTGGGCCGGCGTGTCACCGAATGCCATGCGCTCGGTGGTGATCACGTCAGACGGCTACACCGAGAACCGCTACGCACAGCGCGGGTCTCAGGCACTGGACTGGTTCAAGTTCCGCTTCTCGTTCACTGAACAGCCCTGATGCGCACTGATCCGCCTGATGTCGCGACAGCCCGCGAGGCGCGCTCGCAGGAGTGGCGGTTTGCCCTGCAGATCATGTTCGACACCTCGAGCCCGACGATCACCAGTCGGGAGGGTATCGCCAACCTGCCCGGCACGCCCATCGAGGGGGTGATCAAGTCGATCAGTTCCCGCAGCCAGCAGGTCTGGCCGGATGAGGGCCGCACCACCATCGGCCAGATCACGGTCGACATACTGGACATCGGCGACGCGCTGACGATCGAACTGCGCGACCAGCTCCACAACGACGACGCCGGAATCCGTGACAAGGAACTCAGGGTCTTTGCTGGAACGGGTGACGACTTCAACAACTTCACGCGGGTGGCCACGGCCTTCGTCGACAGTTGCAGCTACTCCGACGGCGTGTATTCGCTGGTCGCCAGGGACCGCACCCGCGAGCTGCGCGACAAGATCCTCGAACCGAAGAAAACCCGCACGTCTGCCGCTGTGGCGATCGATGCGACGACCATATCGGTGCGCAGTACAGCCGATTTCGAGATGGTGGCGCACGGCCCATCCTTCGCTGATGCGCCCAGTGCCACGGTCGGTTATCTCCGGTACCGCAAGACCGGCGAGATCATGCGCTACACCGGCAAGACCTCGACGACCTTCACCGGGGTCACCCGTGGCGTGTTCCGCACCCGGCCTGCGGCGATCGAGTTCAACGGTGCCGATCCCGTGGAACGCTGGCCGGAGATCGAGGAATACATCTACATCGAACTGCCTGGCCCGGCGATGGCGATCGCGCTGGCCACCGGTATCGTCAACGTCAACGTCTCGCCCATGCCGATGCTGCCGGACCACTGGCATCTGGGCATGGACTGGCTGACGGCCTTCGACACGGCAAGCTGGCTGAACATCGGCACGGACCTGTGGAACCCTGCGGACTACAGCGTCGGGTTCCCGTTGCGGTTGTCCGGGTTCCGGTCTGACACCGACGGCAAGAAGCTGATTGAGAGCGACGTGCTGCGCCTGCTGGGCCTGTATGCACCAACGACACCAGTCGGCACGATCAGCCTGCGCCGGGTGGCACGCATCACGGCCAGCCAGGGCTATGTGGCCGAACTCAATACCGACAACGTGGTCAGTCACGGCCCGCTGCGCTATGAGCTGTCGGCCGTCCGGAACCGCTACCAGGTCAAGTACAACTACGATGGCGAGGATTTCACCAGGTCGATGGCCGTGGTGGATGCCGGCAGCATTGGCCGCAACGGTGAGTCGGAAACCAGCACGCTGGAATTCCGGGCGCTCACCACCGAACGCCACACCGAGCGCCTGATCCGGTCGCAGCTTGAGGCGATGGGCGACCGCTATGCCGAACCGCCGCTGAAGCTGCAGGTGAAGTGCACACCGAACATGAACTGGCTGGAGATCGGCGACACCGTGCGGGTGAGGCTGCCGAGCATCCAGAACCATGTCTCGGTCGGCAGCGGCACGCTGGATCAAACCTTCGAGATCCAGAGCACCAACATCAACTGGACCACGGGCGAGGTCACGTTCGAGCTGTTCGCCTCCGGCCGGCTGATCGAGCGCACAGGCGGGAATGAACTACCGGATGCCCCGCTTGCGGATGCGTGGTACAGCACGACCGGCACCAATATCAGCAGTCTGGCCGGCTACGTGGCCGGCAGTCCATCACGACTGACCGCGAATGTCACCCTGACCGGCACCAGCGACATCAATGCGGCCGGCTCCATCTGGTATCACGCGGGTGATCTGCTGATCGACGCCGGCGTGACCGTGACCATCCAGAACCAGGCGCAGCTCCGCGTGCGTGGATTCTTCACCTGCGCCGGCACGATCAACGGCGCTGGGCGGGGCTTCGCGGGCGGGACCGACCCCGACACCGTGAGCGGCACCAGCACCGGCTGGGCGAAAGCCACCGGGACGGCGGGCTATCTCGGCCCGACTCGAGCCGGCGCTGGCATGTTGGAGTTCTACTCCGATGGTGCCGATGCGGAGCATTACCGGCAGGCCGATGGCGCGGTCATCGAGGGCGCCGCGCGGGCAACCGCTGCACCGATGCTGTCCCTGATCACTGACGATGCCGGGAATCTGACATCGAAACTCCCTGCTGACCTGCGCGGGTCTTCAGGCTCGCCGGGTGGGCAGGTCGTCCAGCGGATGAACAACTTCACCGCAGCCCTGGGCACGGGCGGCACAGTCCAGCTCAAGGGCGGCGCAGGTGGGGCATCCGGCGCCGGTCTGGCGATCGTCTGCCGCGGTCTCGGCTTCTCGACGGCTGGCGTGATCAACCTGTCTGGCACTGACGGCGGCGTGGGCAGCTCTGGCGGCACGCCGGATGTTTACGATACCAACGGCAAGATTCACTGGGACTTCGCGCAACAGGCCGGAGCAGGCGCTGGCGGCTTTCCGGGCGCGCTGCACATCCTGCTCGATGGCGATGGCGTTCCCTACCCGGACATCAACGCGCTGACGGTGAACCTGTCGGCGGGCGACACGCCCATCGAGGGTTATTCAGCGATCACCGCCTTCGAGAACAAGTTCCGCGTGAGTGGAACCACCTACACCTGGCCGTCTCTGCGCTGGTCGCCGGACATGCCGATTGATGGCGACGGCATCTCGCCGCGCCCGGCCTACACCGGCATGAATCCCCACGCCCCGGCATCCGGCAACCTGTGGGCCGCAGCTTCGATGATTCAGTACATCCCGGCGACGGGTGACGGATCGCCGGAAGTCGTCCCAGCACCGACATCGCTCACGGCCACCGGTAATGCCGGCTTTGTGTCGCTCAGGTGGGCGGTGGGGCCGGAGTGGCAGGCTGTCGAGATCTTCGCGTCAGCGACAAATGACAGAGCCTACGCGGAGGAAGTGGGCGAGGTTTCGGCCGATCACTTCAATCATTCACTGCCGGACGGGGGTGCGCGCTACTACTGGGTGCGCGGGATTGCCGGCTCCGGGCCGGATCGGCGGGTATCGGACTGGTATCCATCGGGAGCAACTGCCGGGGTCTCAGGATCTGCCAGTCCGTCCGGTCTGGCGTGGAACGTCTCGGCCAGCAACGGCCGGGCATGGGTGGGCGATGCCAGCACGTCGCCTGTGGGCTGGGAACCCACCGGCACCACCACCGACATCACTGCCGACATGCTGCGCTTCGGCTCTCTGCTCGATCGGGAGATCGTGCGCGTCACGCTCAACACCAGCAGCGGCGCGCTGACCTGGACATCCATCACCGACGACAGCGACATCGCCACCACCGCGACCGCGACCCCGGCCAATACGATCACCTTCACCTTCACGCACACTCCGTCCGGGCTGGTGACGACGGAGACAGTGGTTGCCGTGACCAGCGGCGCGGACGGTGCAGACGGCGCTGATGGTGCAGACGGCGCTCCAGCCAGCCGCATCCTGTCGGTACGCGCCAACCGCTCCGACATGACCGGCACCGTGGCCAACGGCTCGATGTACGTCCACGGCTTCGACTCGCTCGGCAATCCGACGGCTGGGCCGGGTGAAATCGCGTTCAACGGTGTTGCCACGTCAGTCCCGAACGGCGCGATCACCACATCGCAGGACGTGTCTGAAGGCTGGCTGCTGCTGGAGACAAACACCGGCTCGACACCGTTCAGCAGTGCGCGGATCGGTGCAGCCCGCAAGTCCAGATCTGGCTGGGTCTATGACAACGGCAGCGCATGGACCGCGTTCACGGCCACCGCAACGATGGTGGCTTTCGGCACCTACGGCCGCGCGTCCGGCGTGATCGGTACGGCAGTCATTATCGGCAACGGCATGGCGCTTTCTGCCGTGCCCTACGAAAACGCGCACCAGGTGCAGCCGGGCGACGTGCAGAGCGGGGCGATAAATGACCTTGCTGCATTCGCGTCGACACTGCGGCCCATCTCCGTGGTTTCGTCCCTGCCATCCCTGCCGTCATCGTCTTACCCAAACGGCGCGCTGGTCTACCTGACCTCCGACAAGAAAATCTACCGGGCCGACTACGCGGTCTCACCTGATGCGTGGATCAAGACCGTGGACGGTGGAGACATCACTGCCGGGTCAATCACTGCCGCCGCCCTTGCTGCTGACATCGTGCTGGCGACGTTGTTCCGCACTGCTGGTTCTGGCAACCGCGTCGAGCTGGAAGGCAACGGCCACGACTTCCCGTTCTGGATCGGCTCCGGCACGAAGGGCGCGAACCATGCGGCCGGGCCGGGTTCTGGCGTCAAGGTCTATTACGACGAAACAACAGACGAGTTTTTTGTCACGGGTACGCTGGTCGCAAGCAGGCTGCGGGCGAGCGGGACGAATGTACTGGACGTTATCAGTTCTGGTGGCTACAGCGCGGCTGTTATCTCCCAGTTGACCACAATAGGCGACGTGTCGCTGACGTCAGGAGGCTATCCGACATACACAACTGTCGCAACGATCCCGACGCTGTTCCATCCTGGGAACTCTGGCGGCGTCGCTGCAAACACCCTGCAATCAGTAGATCAGCCCTTTATCGTTGACCTGGTGAACATCGGCAAGTTGTGGTCAGGATCAGGGTCTGGAAGCCTGAATGTTGTATTGAAGTTCCAGTATTCGTATGACGGCGGCACGTGGACCGATGTAGCCAGCCCGGCGATCGACAATCTCGTCTATTACTGTGACGCCGCATATGAAGTCGCTCGGCCATGCGAAGTCAGGCGACAGGCATATACGCTCAAAGCCAAGACGACCGGGTGGTCATCTACTCTGCAGATGCGGGTTGTGGCTGCGGAGGTTGACGGAACGTTCACTGCCAGGCTTATTACGAGCGCGACCCTGCTGCTGCCAAACCTCGGTTCACAAGGCATCACGGCGAGCCAGATCGGATGAAGGCATATACGGTTTATGAGACCGCAACGGGCAGGGTGCGCGGCTTCCTGCAGGCCGATGTCGCGCCGTCGGCCGATTGGTTCGAGCCGGGCGTGGTCGCCATCGAGTCGGCGGGAGAGTTCGGCGACGACGGCGCAGCGTACTACCTGCCAGCCGGTTCGCTCACGGCGCGACCAGCCACCACCTGCACGCTCGACAAGTCCACCATCACCGCCGATGGCATCGACACTGCCACCCTGTCCAGCATCCCGGTTGGCGCAACGGTTGCGGTGACTGATGGCAACGGCATAACCATCTACACCGTCAACGATGGCACGCTGGAAATCACCGCGGATGATCCCGGCACGATCAAGGCCACGGTCACGCCGGCATTCCCCTACAAGCCCCTGACCCTCACGGTGACCGCAACATGAAGCACCACGTTGTCAGAAAGCCGCCAGCCAACGCCATCGACAGCCTGCGCAACGATCCGGCATTGAAAGCGATCTACCGCTGCAAGACGCTGGCCGAACTGGACGCCAAGATCGCCAGCCTGACCAACGCACAGCGACAGGTTGCCCTCGATGGCATCCTGCGCTTCGTCTGGCTACAACTGCGACGCCTGTAGGCGTGACCGGTTGACCCGTCCCGGCGCACCGTATGGCAAGCCGCACTGGATAACCCCTCATGAGCCTGACGACACAGATCCGCATCAGCGCCGCAGCCGATCTGAGCCTCACGTCGGCTTTGTCGACCCGGTTCGCCAACGCTCGCCTGATCGGTGATTTCGCGCTCGCGTCCGGCATCGAGGTCGGCAGTGCTGATGCAGTGATCGCCACCCGGCACGAGCTGATCGCCAGCGGGACTGCCATCGTCACCCTGAGCGACTTCACCAGCCCGGTCCGTCGCCCGGCAGCCCTGGCGGCGGTGAAGTTCATCATGTTCAAGGCCGCTGCCGGCAACGCTGGCCCGGTGACCGTCAAGCCAAACTCCACCCGGCCGTGGATCGCGCCCTTCAACGCCTCGACGGCCGTACTGCGCATCGAGCCGGGGGGCTGCGCGCTACTGGCCAACCATGCAGCAGATGGCTGGGTAGTGGATGCCGGTACAGCAGACCGCCTGTACATCGAGAATCTTTCTGGCGCTGCAGCCACCCTCGACGTGATCATCCTCGGCACGTCCGCAATCCCCACCGTTGAATCCCCCACCTTCGACAGCACGTCGATCACCTTCGACAGCACGGACTACACCTGGGACTCCGCCTGATGGCGTGACCCTGTGACGGCTCGCGGCGCATCGTTTGCGTACCTCGCAAACGCCAACAGGAGCGCCACCCCATGAGCCTGACCGCGACCCTCAACATCAACGCACGGGCTGATCTGGCCGCTACCGACGGATTCGTCACCCCGTCCGCCCGGATCGCCCTCGACTACGGCATCCAGCTCGCCAGCGGCACCGGCACCGGCCAGGCCAACGGTGTGCACTCTGAGCGGTACACGCTCGGCATCAGCGGCACGCAGGTGATCGACCTGTCGGCCATCGTGGACGACCTCGGCCAGAACGTCGCGTTCTCAGCCATCAAGTACGTCGCCATCAAGGCAGCCTCAAGCAACGCCGCGCACGTCACCCTGAAGCCGAACGGCACCGAAGGCTGGACGGCGCCATTCAACGCCGCCGCAGACACCATCAAGCTCGAAGCTGGCGGCTTCTGCGTGCTCGCCAACCCGGCCGCAGCCGGCTGGGCGGTCGTCAACAACACCACCGACAAGCTGCTGCTGACCAACACCTCCGGCGCAGCCTCTGCGGTGATCGATGTCGTCATCGTCGGCGTCGGCGCCATCACCTGATCAACTTCGATTGACCGGCCCAGCCGGTTGGAGGCCTTATGTCCCGCATCCCTCTCGTACCCGATGACCTGAACCTGGGCGCTGCGCCTGACGACGGCACCGGCAGCACTATCCGCGCTGGTGGCCAGGTGATCAAGGACTGGATCACTGACATCAACGCCATGACGTTGGAGCTGTACAACCGGCTCGCGGTGGTTGAGTCTGACCTGCCGCAGTTCCCGATGGCCGTGTTCGACGGTGATTACCTCTGGAACAACCCGCTCACGAACACGGCGTGGACGGCATCGGACACGACGAGCTGCACGTTTGTCGGCGAGATACGGACACCTGCACTCCCGACAGGTGCGAACTGGACGCTGGTGGGGGTTGGCGCAGCCGCTGGCGCACCGCACCCGAAGGGGTGGTTGCAGATTACCTCGGCTGGTGAGGTGTATGTTGCGATTTACAACAGCAGCACCACTTTACCCCTGTACTACGGCACCACGACCGACGCCGCGCTTGTGCCTGACACGCGCTACATGATTCACGCAGTCGTTGATACCACAGACCCGGGCGATGAAATCCGTGTATGGGTTAACGGCGTCGAGAAGTCGGTCACGATCACGGTAGATCAGGGAATTGGTAGCGACGTACTAAACTGGTCAAGCACCGCCCCGGGTGGATACGGCGGCGGGCGTCGCGGCTCGGTTGGTATTAAACACAATGCCGTAGGCGCAACTCCTACAGTCGTTGCCGAATCCCGAGTCGGTTACATCGACGGCGGCTCTGGTGATGTTCCTGTCGAGATCGGGCTGGGCTTCTTCAGCACGGCGGCGATCGCCGATCCGACGAAGTTCTACGGTCTGTCTGGCGTTGAGCTGTCCGCCTATGTCGCAACCGCGCCGATGATCCTCGGGCATGTGTTCGGCTATGGGATTGCGAACTTTGCCGCTGGCGTGAACGCCGGCACCGGCCCGGACCTGACGGTCGGCCCGTGACGATTTCCGCAACAGCAGGGGTCAATGGCCCCCGACGCCTGGTCGGCTTCTTCTCCGGCGACCCGCAGCCCACGTCGGTCAAGGTGGTACTGGCGAGCTTCTTCGACGCCGATATAACCGTGAACGTCTACTCCAACGCAGCCCGGACAACACTGGTCACGACCGTCACGATCTACTCGTCTGCCGGGGCGTCACCAAAGCTCGCGAAGTATTGCGATGATCGTGCAGATTCAATTTCAGATCCTTTGCAGTCAGACCCGTCTGGTGTCAACCACCTCTGCTGGGTCGGGTCCACGACGATCACGGGACTGGCTGCAAATACCCGCTACTTCCTCAAGCTGACGCAGGTACAAGGTGCCAGCACCGTTGTCGAGATGGATGCTTCAACCTGCACTGCACCTGCCACTGGTACTGATTTCTCGGTCTACTTCGCCAACTGCGACAGTGCGCACGCCTTCAGTTACGTTGTAGGTGGCGGCGGCTGGAAAACCATCGCTCAAGACATCAAGCGAGGATACACGGAGTGCAAGTATCTCGTCTGGGCGGATGACATTGGCTACACCGATTGGCTGCGCACAAGTGATACATCAGGTGGCGAGGATACTGTTACTGGCAAAGCTCTTACACCGAATGGGGCTGGCGGCTTCTCGAAACCGATCTTCGACCCGATAGCCTACAACTACGGCTATTTGTATCTGGTACTGCTCGGCATGATGGGCCAGAACGCCACGTCAGAACTGGCGTGGGGCGCCGACCGCAATCGCATGTTCTGTATGCGCAACATGCCGATTGCGTGGCAGTGGGGGGACCATGAATTCAACAACGACTGCGGGCACTGGTCGGGGGCTTTGTACGTTGGCGGGAGTGGAACCACTCCGGGGTCTGCGGCAGCGCAGGCAACCCCGTGGTATGCGCCGGGGAAGACTGCATGGGATACGTTGATCGGGCTGGCGAACCCGACGCCGACTATTAAGTCCGTGGACACCACCGCGAATCACTGGGCATGGTCGCTGGGTGATTTGCTGATCCTGTGTCCCGACTCGATCACGAACGGTTCCGGTTGCCCGCTGATGGATGGCGTCCCCATCCTCGCTGACACCCTGCTCGGGGTCGGCCAGATCACCGATCTGTTGAACGCCGCGAACACAGCTCACCCGTTCAAGTGCTTTGTCCTGCCGACCTTTGATTTCCAGTCATGGGAGACCGTCACTGACGACAGCCTCGGCCACGGCAACGGGGCGTGCGGGACGCATATTCCTTTGCAGGAATGCTCTCCGTCGGACTATGACCAGTTGGTGTGGTCAGTCGGTGCCACGCCGAAGTCACTGATGGACAACCCCAAGACAAACGGCACCGAAGGTGTGTTGGTGCTGATGCACGGTGACATTCACCGATCATCGGTTGACCAGTACCACGGCAACAAGACGCGGACGGGGATGACCGGTCTGGTCGGATCGTGGGTTAACGTCCACTACGGATGCACAGGCGGTCAGGCCAATGTGACGGTCGCTGAATCCGTGTTTGATTTGTGGCAAGACCCCGCTGGCGATGACGGTCTGCTTTGCCTCTGGTATCCATCACTACAGAAACTCTGGCCAGATGGGGAAACAAGCCCGGAACAGACTGACCGCTGGCCAAGCTACGGTCGCATCGACGTGAGCGGCAGCCTTCCCACGAAAGAGATCAACGTTCGACTATTCCAGCGCAGCGACAGCGAGAACGCGCATGTGCCTGAAGTGTGGGCCGGCACGTTCCGGGTCGGCAGCAATCTGCCAGTGCCATGACCAGCCACTCAACAACAACCAACAACGGAACACGGTGCAATGGCAGTTGAACAACACACTGACAGCGATCTGGCGGTCCTTGAGGCCAAGGTCGATGACCTCGGCAACCAGATGGCCATCCTCAACAACAAGGTGCAGGCACTCAGCAACACCCTGACCGCCTACAAAGGGTTTCTGGGCGGCGCGCTGTTCGTGGTGACCGCGGTTTGGGCGTTCCTGTCGCTGGTCTGGAAACAGTTGATAGATGGCAAGGCGGGGCACTGAGAATGATGGCCGGCTATCGCAAATTCTGGTTCGGTCTCGCGCTGGGCGTGCCGTACTTGCTGGCCGCGTGGAACCTGGCCGCATCCGCCATCCTGCATGACCGCGACCTGACTGCGACGGGCATTCTGATCGGTGCGATTGCCACCGGCATCATCGGTATCTGCTCCGCCTTTGTGTGGGGCAATGTGAAGGAGGGGCCGAGGCCATGAGCTACGAGAAAATCCTGATGGCGCTAATCATGCTTGGGGCAGTGGCGGCGTTCGTCCTGCTCGGAGTTCTGGCTGCGTGACCTTGCTGCTCGCCGGGTTGCTGTACTCGTGGCAGTTCGCCACCGCCTACACGGACGGCAAGCCGTTGGAGTTCTCGGACATTGCCAGCACGCTGATCGAGTGGGGCACGTGCACACCGGCGGGGCTTTTCTATCAGCAGGTCGGGAGTGCTTCAGTCCCGACCCCGACCGCAACCTATGAGGCGCAGGCCGCACCGGGGACGTATTGCCACCTGCTGTACACCGTTCTGCAGGATGGCCGGCTGTCGGCACCAGCGACTGCCGGGCCGACCGTGGCAGCAGCTGGCGTTGACCCGAACAGCCCCACTCTCAATAACGCCATCGTCGTCAGTGCCACGACCTATGACTTCGTGCCCACGGCGGAGGGCTACTACGAGTTTGTCGCCAGTGGGCGGCCCGCCAAGCGGGGAACGAGTTGTCGCTTGCTCCGGGGTCTCGGGGTCTGGGACGTATACGGCTACGGAGTGGTGGGCGACGAGATCGTCATGTGCAGAAGGAGCTGACGTATGGCGCAGTATCTGACAAACCTGCGGCTCTGGCTGGCCGGCTGGTCGAAGTTCGACGAGCTGCAATTTAAACCCGGCTGGAGCGGTGACCAGTGGCGCTGGCGAGCGCTGTACCTGCTCGACCACGGGACGCGCTGCCTGCTGGGTGGTGCCGTCGTCACGTGGAGCCGGTGGTTTCACGACAACCGGGACAAGTACGGCTGGGCCAAGTTCTTCGACCGCCTTTTGAACCACGTGGAACATCACCACGGCGAGAACTCCGGCCCGATCCTGTGGGGATCGAAAGACACGGAGTACGCGCACCTCCTGCCGCTGGTCTTGCTGATCGTCGCGCTCGGCTGGTGGATCGCATGAAAGACCCAAACCGCGCCCCCGCGTATGCCGTGATCTATCACGGGCTGTGTGATGTGGCCCGCCAGCACGGCTACGCGCTGGCGATACACGGCTCCGTAATCACAGACCTTGACCTGATCGCGGTCCCGTGGGTTGAGGATGCCTGCGCCGCGCAGGAGCTTGTCGAAGCGATACGTGCTCATTGCCAGGCATGTCTGAACTTGGGCGACAGCAAGGTGGGCGTCACCGCGATAAAGCCCCACGGTCGGCTGGCATGGAACCTGTACATGGGAGCAGGCGCGAAAGTGGACCTTAGCGTGCTTCCACGGGTTGAGGATTAACGGATGTGGCCAGCGGTCCTTTCGGGCCTGCCGCGCCGGGCGATTGCCATCGCGGTTGCCGTCTGCTGTGCCTTTGCTGCTGGGTTCGCCGTTGCTTGGTCTTGGCAGTCGAACAAGATCGACGCGGCCACGAGTGCGGGCGAGGCTGCGCTGGCTGCGCTCAGGGCCGACTATGCCGATGCGGTGGCCCTGCGCCTGACCCAGCTTCAGGCGGTGCAGGAAGCGGCAATGACGAAGGCTGACGAGGTGGACCGTGAATATCAGCGCATCATCGAATCTATCAAAAAGCAGCGGATTGATAATCCTGTGCGCATTGTCCGCGTGCAGTGCCCCGCCGCAGACCCCGTGCCCCCCGCCGCAGCTCGTCCGGCCCGTGATCCCGGCAAGCCTGCTGCAGCCGCCGCCGACGGATCAGGAGTGGCTGCAGATGCGGGACCGGGCCATATCGACCTTAACGTCTCCGACATCGACGCGCTGACGGACGAGGGGCGGGTGGTGAGCGCCAGGCTGACGGCGCTGCAGGGGCTTTGCGGAAAATGACCCGGCCTGGTGCGCTTGCTGGCAGAGGCGTGCCGGGTACTGTTGGGGCGATCATACCTCGTGGCTGATCGCGGGATCGCCTGCATCGAGGACCAGCTACGCCTCGACGAAGGTGAGCGCCTGACCGCGTATCAGGATCACCTCGGCTACTGGACGATCGGCGTCGGGCGATTGATCGACGGGCGCAAGGGTGGCGGCATCAGCCGGGCGGAATCTGCGACCCTGCTCCAGCACGACATCGAGCGGATCGAGCAGGCGATTGATCGGGCGCTGCCGTGGGCATCGACGCTCGACCCTGTGCGCCGTGGCGCGCTGGTCAACATGGGCTTTCAGCTCGGCGTCTCCGGTTTGCTCGGGTTCCCGCAGACGCTGGCGGCGATCAAGGCCGGCGAGTACCAGCAGGCTGCCGAGCGGATGCTGGCATCGAGGTGGGCACGCCAGACGCCGGCCCGGGCTAGACGGCTCGCGGAGCAGGTCCGGTCTGGGCGCTGGCAATAGCGCCGCTGAAAAAGTGCCTCTAATCCTGACCCCGGTTGTAGCGATTTCAGGGGGTTATAATGCGGTTGCGGCGCATTATTAGAGGCGTTTTATGCGGCTGTTTCGCAAACAAAATCAGGACGTTATCCGCGTTCTCGTGGTCTGCATGGGCAATATCTGTCGTTCACCGATGGCAGAGGGCGTTCTACGCCAGCGCCTGGCAGTGCGTCGACTGGCCTTGCCGGTCGAGGTGGACTCGGCGGGTACGCACGGTTACCACGAGGGTGC